CCTGTAGGACCTGTTGGACCTGTGGACCCTGTGAATCCTTGTGCACCCTGAGCCCCAGTAGCACCCGTTGGACCTGTAGGACCAGTGGCACCTGTAGACCCTGTGAATCCTTGTGCACCCTGAGCACCTGTTGGACCTGTTGGACCTGGAGATCCTGTTGGACCCAATGCACCTTGAGCACCAGTAGGACCAGTAGCACCTGTTGGGCCAGTTGCACCTGTAGACCCTGTTATTCCCTGGAAACCTTGAGCACCTGTAGGACCAGTAGCACCTGTTGGACCCGTAGGACCTGTAGCACCTGTCGGACCTGTAGCACCAGTAGAACCTGTGAATCCTTGTGCACCCTGAGCACCAGTAGCACCCGTTGGACCTGTAGGACCTGTAGCACCCGTAGACCCTGTAAATCCCTGTGCACCCTGAGCACCAGTAGGACCAGTAGCACCTGTTGGGCCAGTAGGACCAGTAGCACCCGTCAATCCCGTGGATCCTTGGAAACCTTGAGCACCTGTTGGACCGGTGGGACCAGTAGGACCAGTAGGACCAGGAACACTCGATTGATACCCTTGTGCTCCCTGTGGTCCTGAAGCGCCTTGATAGCCTTGAGGTCCTGGAACGGATGATTGGAATCCTTGACTTCCTATCTGACCTTGATATCCCTGTGGTCCTTGAACACCAATTGCCCCCTGTGGCCCTTGAGGTCCTTGAGGTCCTGTAACCGTAGCCACAGGCCATGTAGACATCGTTGTTACTCTACCTTTGTCATCAACAGTAACTATAGGAACTAAACCACCTGCAGGATTACCATAAGTACCAGCCTGAACACCTGACGTAGCAAGCCTGTTTGCATTTAATGTGCCAGTCGCAATATTTGTTGCGTTTGTATAATAAGAACTTGGTTGCCCCCCAAGATTCGATGCGTTGTTTGATGTACCAGAAAATGTTGTCGAGTTCGCTGTTGCAAAAACCAACGAATTACCAATTGTAATATCAGAAGCAGTGATTGTAACATTTGACAGATTAGTAGATCCTGCAACAACAATTTGTGAATTCGATATTGTGGCGTTACTAGTGCTATTACCAACCTTTGCTGATGTCGTTGTTATATTTACATTGGCACCAACATTTATTGCCGTTGTTACATTTGCAGTACCTGTTATTGTTGCACCACCACTGCCTGTAATTAAACCAGTGACACCCAACGTATTTGAAAGAGTAGCACTACCTGTAACAGCAATAGTGTTTGAAAGTGTTGCAGCACCAGTTACATTCAATTGGCCGGTAATGTTTGCATTTGATGAAACGTTGGCAACACCAGTTATTGTAAGACCACCATTACCTGCAATCAGTCCTCCAGCAGTTAATGTACTTGTAAGAGTGGTTGCACCTGTCACATTCAATGTGTTAGCTAATGTTGCGGCACCGGTAACATTAAGCTGACCTCCAACATTACTATTTGCCGAAGTGTTCGATATCCCGGTTATTGTAAGACCACCACTACCGGAAATTAAACCTGTCACAGCTAATGTATTTGATAAAGATACGTTTCCTGTCACAGCTACAGTGTTCGAGAACGTTGCATTACCTGTAGTAGCAATAGTGTTTGAGAGGGTTGTTGCACCTGTGACGTTGAGTCGACCACCTACGTTGCTATTAGCTGATGTGTTAGAAACACCAGTAATTGTAAGACCACCAGCTCCAGTGATTAGCCCAGTAACATTAAGCTGACCACCAACGTTACTGTTTGCTGACGTGTTTGAAATACCTGTAATGGTAAGACCACCGCTACCTGTAATCAGACCTGTTACATTAAGCTGGTCACCAACATTGCTATTTGCTGAAGTGTTAGAAATACCAGTGATTGTAAGACCACCGGCTCCAGTGATTAGCCCAGTGACGTTTAACGTATTTGATAAAACTGCATTTCCTGTTACAGCTATTGTATTTGAAAATGTTGCATTGCCGGTAACAACTACCGTATTTGAAAAAGTAGCTGCATTGCTAACACTCAACCTATCATATATTGATGTGTTGCCAGTAATTTCAACAGTACCTGTTGCAACGTTTGCACCATTAAGAACTTGTAACCCATTTTCTACTTTAAAAACTGAATTAGCCATTTATTTCTCTATTTAATTAAATTTGCAACAACTTTGACTGATGTGTTCGGATTTGTTTGCGTAAACCCAAGAACAACATGGGTAGCGTTTGTTGAAATAGAATACACACCTAAATTAGCTGTTGTTGGAGCTTTAATAGAACCATAGACAGTCAATTGGGCTGTGTTTGTTGTAGTGTCATGAGCAACGAGAATTTCACTTATGTTTGTGTTTGTTCCAAACTTACTTTGAACAGAAAGCTTCCCTGTCGAGAAACTACCTTTTGAAAACGAAAAAACATCAACAGGAGTTGATATATTTGATCCTATGTCGTTATTCGAATAAACAATTAAACTACAATCAGTACGTATGATTAGATTGCTATTAATATTTGCATTATCGACAGTGATTGTATTCGAATTAAAATTAACTGTGTTCGATGGAACAGAAAGCGTGTTGGAATACAATGTAATGTTCGTAGCGTTAACATATACATTAGCTGCTTGAATCGACGTGTTGGTATTAAAGTACGCAAAATTGGCCAGACTATTAATAGTAAACGTGTTTCCTACCACAACATTCGATGTTATATTTAATGTGTTGGTAGATTGGACGTTTCCTCCTCGTAGTTGAGAAGGAACACATATTGTGTTTGAACCAAGAATACCAATAACAAACCCATTACCAGTTGTTAACGATCCATTAGCTTCATTGTTTGCAGTAACAATATAATTTGTCAACTGATGAAGAGTAAGATTGGTTTTTGTCACCCAACCATTGAATGTATCTGTCGCTATGTTAACGTTCGCTACTGCGTATGCCATCTATACTATCCTTTTTTATTTGAAAGAATCGCTAATTGCTGTTTCATCGTAGACACATCGTGTTGTAAAATAGCGACCTGTTCAACCAGTTGTTTTATTCTCAACTTATCATCCCGCATAGTTCTATAAGTTTCAAATGCATTTGCATCATTATTTATTATAGCTGTTGAACTGGTGTCCCGTACATATCCAGGAAGTTCGGTTGCTGCGTATCTTTGATTAGTTTTCGTAAACATTATGCTGACACCGCAACAGCCCTTAAATCACTTACTATTGGAACAGACCACACACTATCCGAAAGCATAACAATTTTTATTGCAAATTGATTATATGTATCCATAGGAGCCATTGTATGGCTGTAATATCTAACAATATTTCTGTTTTGTGGATTGATAAAAGCGGATTGTTTGCTTGTATTGGCAATAACATCAATTTTCATGCTACCGTTGAACGATGTATTTGCTATCGTGTCAGCCAGTGTAATTGACGAACTGTTTGCTGATGACACGACAGAAATAAAGAAATTATTTGGGACCCGTTCCTGATAAACTCTTACAAGTGATCCTTGTGAAACCGATCCTGTCAAATCAGCTGTTGTCGATAAAATATTACTCGGAGTTGACATCGATCCATACCCATTAAGAACTTGTCTATCAGCCGGATAAAACGGAATCTGATACGCCTTCTCAATCACGTCATTTTTGTTCGAGGGAGAGCTAACGTAATTTTGTGGATTAATTTCTTCAAGAAGAGTCCAATTTTTCGGATTTTTTGATGTACCTGCTTCATAATCCTCAGGATTAATAATCTTACCATACACCTTTATCGATGTTCCTGGTGGTGTATATTGTGTGACGTAAACCTGAAGATCTTCAGCATATTGATTGGTGCCAAGACTTACAAATTTTGAAACGTATTTTGACATAGCGTTTCCTGTGCCCTGCTCTTCACCTGTCGAATCATTGTTAATGATATAATTGTACACAAAAACATCCACGTCTGGTTCTTCAATGTATGGGGACACATATTTGTTTGACGTCGACAACCCAATTTCTCCACGCAACGTGGTATTACCAGAAAACAAAGACCCAGATGATGTCACGACCTGTGATCTTGAACCAATGATTGCATCTGAATCAATAAAAACACGTTTTGCCGTTGGAAGCTCATATGTGATCGAATCGTTGGTATAATATGTGCTGTTTGCAAACTTAGCTGTGGTATGTGCTGCCGTAAAAGCAGGTTGGACAACGTTCAGTTGAGACATCACCCTGTTAATTTGAAAATCGGTGAGTTCTTTAATCTTTATTTGAGCTCCTGAATCTTCACCTTTAACATAGTCGTTTGCACTAAATTTCAACGAAGCGTTGGCAGCGTTCGAGTCAGCAAGGATCATCAAATCAGATACTTTGCTGTTATAATACACAGTTCCAACCGCTGTTTTCAAAAACGAAACACCAGCACTGTTGGAAAAATGTACAAGCTCATCAACAACCATTGACGAAGCACCTGACACCGAAACAACAATTCTTATTGCAGTATTATCTGACGTACCATCCGTGAAAACAATGTAATCACCAGCAGCAAAATCAGTACTAAACGTAGTTGCATTGTTGCCTATAATTGTCAAAGACGAATCACTAATAATGGCTTTGCCGGTCATATTCGCCGTATTTTTATAAACATACTCGCCGACTATGAAATTTCCCGACAACGAATTTGCAAAATACGAAACACTTTCATATTTCTTTTCTTTGAATCTATAGGTTTGATCTAAAGTTGTATGCTTTGCAATATTAACTTTGAATTTGAGATCAGTCGATGCTAATTTCGTAAGAACACTTCCGTTCGTCACCATGTACAAACTACCATCGTTATAACCAGAATTTATTGAAGCAATAATATTTGTATTAAAATAATTTTCGCCTTCTCTCGCCCACCACAGCCGAAATGAATCATCTCCACCATCAAATTTTATTAACACAGCATAAGATGCATCCGTTGCAACCAATATCGGTCTTGTGAAAGAAAATTTTGTTGATGTTTCTGCATTCTGGTCAACATTAACATTATCCCATTCAACACGAGATAAAGATCCTATGACTACCTTATCAATATTCGGTTGGTCGTTTTCGACGGGACAAATGCAAACCACAACACCTGGTTTGTATATACCACTCAAACTTTTACCTTCCTCAGGTTTGCTATTGAAATACAAATCTATACTCGTAATAGCAACTGTCGGAGCTAACTCGACAGCACCTTTATCAACAAAAAATGTTTGAGCTAAATTGAATTGTGTTGGCATTATTTTCCTCTAATGTCTCTAGTCATTATTAACCATCGCTACCACCATCACCACCATTAGTGTAATAAAACCCACCATCTTCGGACGACTGGCGCAAGCTAGGCACTACCGGTGCCACAGGATAAGCAAATGAGTAATTTGTTTTTATAGGCAATTCAGAAATTGCTGTTGCTTTAAACATTATGTTTTGTTTGCAATAAGAAGAAAACGGAAGAATATCTGATGTTGGTATTGATAGGGTTGTATCTGGTGCATTTGCGCATACTAATTCCTTGTCCCCTCCAATACGTTGTGAAACCTCACCAAAACGTTCCATAGGAACATCAGCTTGTATATCAGACTGATAGTAAAACACAAATTGCGCTTGACCATTTTCGTCTGTGTATAACGGTGCACCGATATTCTGATTGAGAGGCTTGATTTTATCGTCTGAAACACGTACACCTTCAAAAAAAACATAATGACGCGTTGATGGCATCAAGCCAAACACACCTATCATAAACGCTTCTGCTTTTGATATGTATGTGAATCCTATGTTTTCTCGAGAATCCTGTATTTCGACCCAGCCAGGTGGTGTTGCTGGTCTTGGTGTTAAACTAATAGGCATATATTCCTCTTTTATATAATATATTTATTTATTTGAAATAGTAAGGTTTTACGTGGTATCGCCGTCGCCGTCGCCGTAACCCCACCCATAATATGAACTCTGATCCTGTAGATTAATTGTCACACGCTCTTCTATTATACCTTCAACTGTAAACGAGGAAGGCATTACCATCATGTGACCATTAAATTGTGTTTGAGGAACGATCGGGGGTATAGTCGTTACTACCGGCACTGTCTCTGTCCCTGTTTGTACAACAGGGACATAAATCACTTCGGGATCAGGTGTAGCAGGAGGAGTAGGAACAACAACAACAGGAGGAGTAGGCGGTATCGGGGTTGTTGCTATTGGCTGCGATATTAATGTGTACTCTGTGAACGGCAACATGAGAACATTAGTTATTGTATCAAAGTTGGGTAGTGTAATATTAACAATTGCATTATTTGTTGCGGTATCACTACGGTCAAATTCACACTGCAAGTTAATATGATTTTGATTAGGTTGCAATTCTCCACGTTCTAAATCAATAAATGCGTTGAATTCTGAATTCAAAATGTCAGCTTTTGTGCTACTATTAAAATCATCAACAAAGAAACCATTTTTAAAACGCGATACCGTACGGTCAAGTCCACTTGGAATATTCAATCGACCGATTTGATTCTCCAGCGAATTCAACGATACTTGATATTCAAGTGCTTGAATTCTGTTTTCAAGACGACGAACATCATTCATCGTATATTGTAATGGCTGAGGACTAATTTGCGATGCCTTGCCATTCAGTGCAATTGTAGATCGCCTGTTTTTCTTTACACCTGTCGAATCACCAATTAACGTTGTCAAAAACTCGGATGTAGTAACGCTAGGCACACCAGCTAATGAAGGATACGGGGGTACTTTAACGATTTGCAATGTCATTGCTTCTGCTGGAGATGGAGGAGGTTCCTTATCTATATCACCATATCTTCCTTGTAATGCTTCAAAATCTCCGTTCTTTGTAACAATGATTCTATCAGATCTACCAAGATAATTCTCAACCGTATAAGAAAATTCACTATCGGGGACAGGAAAATACTTTGTTGAGTTATCAAACCCGACAGTGTTAGCCGGGTTCATAGTAGCCGAAGCAGCTACGTTTGTTACTGTAGCAGTCGCAGTAACAATTGGTCTGAAATCAACTGTATCTCTAAGACCGAATGGAATTTCTAATGTATTAATCGTATTGGTTGATTGTGTTAGTGTTTTTGAATCATCAATGTTACCATAAGAGCTTATTGTCTTGAATCCACCTGACACCGAATGCTGCAATATATCGACTTTGATTAGCAGATAATCCGCTGACGTCAATTCTAATGAAGATTTTTTTTGCTGAACAAGATAACTGAGATTATAAAAATCATCGTTTTGATTTGCATCAACATAGAAGTTTTTCGTTATATCTGCAGACGATGTATTTACTGTTGAATCACCCACATACACGTTTTTCAACCTAATGACATCTGGAACACCCAAACACCATGGTCCTGTATTACCACCAACGTTATCAGATAGACGCAGCTTTACATAACAATCTCTATACACCGATTTTGTTACTTGTCCTGAAGCTGTGTTCCTAACCTTGTACGATGCACTAACCGTGTTTGATCCAACTAACGCAACACCTAAGTCTGCTGACAACACAGTCGAGTTGCTTGAAAGTGTAATTGCACGACTGGTTCTCGAAGAAAAGTTCAGTGGTCTATAAGCTGGAAAGAATACCACGACGTTTCCGGTCGACACTGCTAACGGCGCTGCTCTTACTGTAGCGCTTGTGTTGTTTGAAATAGACGTAACACTGAACACTTCACTGGCAATAGTGTTTGCAACTTTAATAAAATCTCCAACACGCAAGTCATTGACAAATGTTGTGCTTGTGCCTGTCATCACATTACCAGAAAACGTTACGCTTCCTGCTATGTTTGAGTATGCCTGAAGATTAGCTTGAGGAATAATGATAACTTCATTTTCTTGATTATCAGACAGACTACCACCAGCAGTGTACGGAAACGTTTCACCGGACGTTACCAAAGATATTGTAACAACACCATTTGCATTAATATTTAATGAATTGTCAGTTGTTTTATATTCGAATATAGCAGTGTTTACAACTTTAGCTGCTTCAACATTAGTATTAAATACAAGCGATCGATACTGAGCTTGCTTCAATACAGCAACATACGAATTCAACGACGGATCAAGTTCGAGATTAATGTCTGCTATTGCTTTCACTGTTCCGTTGTAGTAAACGGAACGAACTTCTCTGAAATTTTTACCCTGATTCATATTAATATCGAACAAATACAATTCATACAGCGATTCGGGTGATCCAAGAGCGCCTGAATTAAAAGCTATTGAACGTATTCTTGCTGTGCCGATTTCATTACCAGCCGCTGTCACTGTGAATGAAGATGTGTTTGAAAGTGCCTGAGCTGCTGTATCACGCAAAGAAATCGTGCTTCCCGATTTAACATCGAACGAACCAGCTAATTGATTAACTAATACATAAGCTCCGTAACTTGTTGTCAGTATTTGCCCTTCACGCACTGTTGTTTCAACACCCTTCGGTATTGATATCAACGTGTTTCTCAACGTTTCGACACGACTTCCAGAAATATAAGCAGTACCAGGATCAACAACAACCTGCACATGCGTTGTGTTAGGAGAGGTGTTTGTCGAAGAAATTGTTAGTTCTCTTGTTGAAACAGAAAACGGATCGAGCACATAATCCCCTGCCGATTCATGCGTTCTGCGTTCAAATTCCTTTGCTAAAGTGTTATAAACTGTTACTCTGTTCTCTTTATACGGAAACCCTTCAACAAATTCCACCAATGGCAAGAATGATGTATTTGCCTCTGATTCTGGCTTTGACATGGATGTCAAGGTTGGGGACAGTTTTAGTCGATTGGCTCCTGGTGCTGTTTCATTTGGAGATCCTGTAGCGTTGTCAAACAACGTCTCATCGATTGAGCTCGTGATAATTGATTCGGACGTATCAAAACCAACAACAACATTATTAGGCGAGCTTGAGTATTTTTCAACAATTACCAATTGAGGGTCAACCCGGAGAAACACCCCTTTTTGATATATCATCCCTTCCGATACAGCAAAAGCATAGCCGTTGCCAACAGGGGAAGTAAAACTACTATTTGCTACCGTAATATTCGTTAAATAGTTTTGTGAATACAGATTTAACGTCGATACACTTGCTGAAACAGACAGAGGTTTAATTGTGGTATAAGGGGGAATAACATAACCACTTCCCACATCTGTAAGTTGTATTGATAGCACAACACCGAGACTGTCTGTCCTAACTTCACCAGCTGCTCCACTACCAATAAAACCAGCCACGTTTGCAACTGCGCTGCTGGTAGCTCCAGTAATATTATACCCTGTTTCGAATGTCCATTTTGCAGCTGTTCCGCTCGTGTTTGAAAGATCGCTATTGAGAGGTTTAACTTTAATAAACGTGGTATCTGCTATGGCTGTAGTATTAATTTCCAAAATTTGACCACGGGCCCCGGTAACAGCTTGATTAATTGTTTCACCGTTAGTAAATGTGCCTGAACCTACATTGATTGTAAGTGCACTTAAAAATACAGCTGCGTCCGAATTAGAGAAATTGACACCACCGTTTTCAACATTAACAGCAAATAACGGGTCGTCAGTGCTAAATACTGTCAGCACATCGCTATTAGCAAAGCTTTGTTTGTCGCGCGTATCACCCGAATTTAAATATCTAAGATACAACGTGTTGAGATCCGGATCGCGTGACTCAACACCTAACTGATAGTTGATAACCTTAGCAATAAGATTTGCAGAATTCTTGACCCATAATTTAGAATACGTCTGAACATCAACAGGTTGATTTTGGGAATTAACGTCTTTAATTTTTACATATGGATAATACGGGACATATTGAAAATTGACACCACTAACAATCGTTCCATTTTTAAAAACATGATTACCAAATCGCTCAATTTGGTTTTGAAAAATTGATTGAAGTTGATTCAGTTCTCGTACTTGGACAGATACACCTGGCCTAAAAAGAACTCTATAAAATTCTTTTGCCTCGTCATAATCGTCAAAATACGGCGATACATTTAAATTCGTTTCGATAGACATATTTTCCTCTTAAAACTTCAAAACAATTTTTATCTGCTCTGATTGTGTGTTTGATCTTGTCACCGGATCTATATATTCCAAGAAAATAACATCACCTGAATATTTAACAAGATCGGGTTCAACTCTTCCAGTTACATTAGCTCTTGCTGAAGATGTTACACCAACAACTTCTTCTTCAGCATTAATTACACCTTTAACATTTGTCATCGTGAAAAACGTTGCATCATTGCTGTGATAAACACCGTTTGCAAGAGAAATGTTGTTTTGATAAACCGCTTCATCAGCTTGAAACGTCCCCGAAATATAATTAACACTGTATTTGAATCTTTGATCAAACGTGTTAAAATTTTTCGCTACATTATTTATCTCATACAACGAAACGTTTGCTGTTGCAACGTTTGCCACACCATTAGATTGATACACTGTCTGACCTTGAACAATTTCCCCTTTAACGTTTGTCAAATACAATGACGATCCTTCAAATGATGTTATAGTACCCGTGGCATTAGAATTGACCTGTGTTACCGTATCGCCAACAGTAAACACACCACTTATACTAGTTAAAGTTAAATGAACATTTGCAAACAAAGGATCTTTTAAAACACCTATTGTCCTATAATCATTTGTTGTAGGAATATTGTTTGATTCGTTATTTGCAAACTTCACACTAATTCCTACAGCAGTTGCTCCAAGTTCCAACGCTGCATTTGAACCGTGCCCTCCAGGCGGAGCAATAACAGGGACCAAAACAGCAGCATTTGAAATTCCCCCTGTGTTAGCTCTAACTGTTAGTGTAGCATATGAATATCCCGATCCTCGAGAAAGTATTTCTACAGCTGATACACTGTTTGAAGAACCAGTTTCAATCAAACAACGAGCTGCTGCGCCAGTGCCATCCCCATCAATATCGACACTAGGACGTATTTCATACGTGCTTGTATTTGACAACGCTGTGGTGAATGCGTTATTAACAACTATTCGTCTATATGCCCCAATATAATCTGTAATTTTCTTGAATTGCCCTGCACCAGATCCGGATGTTATATAAATGTTGCTATCTGTATAAAAATCGTTATTGGGGCTGGCTGAACTGTCAATCACATAAAACAAAGGATTACCACCAATCTGTATTTGATCAGCTGTGAATTGACCATCAAGAACAGCATTATAATTCGAACCGCGTTCCACAATTTTAATACGATCGATAGCTCCTGACACAGCATTGCCTTCAACTTGCGTATTTGAACCAACTGGCATGTAGTCGTCAGTTACAAATTTATCCCACACAGTGTTAGCAACACTATACATATATTTCCACACATATCCATCAGATGTTTGATAAAATTCATCACTTGGACTGGTTTCTGCAACATTAGGAGCCACTAAAGATGGGGTCTGGTCATTATTATCTATCACTTTGAACACATCATGTTGTGCCGTTCCCTGCACAGCTACGTAAAAATTAGTGTTAACAACAACTTCGCTCGAATCATAACTATTGTATATCACATTAGCAGACCATTCGACTCGAGGTATTAACAACGAAACATCTGAATTGGACACCCTTTTTCCAAACACCATATTATTATAAGCATCGTACAAAGTTGTTTGATAACTATCGACAGGTGTAGGAATTGACCCATTTGCGTATGCTGTGTGTTTACCAGCGAACACATAATAAGCTGTATTTGATGACTCTGTAATTGATTCTTTTAATTGAGAAGCAATGTGAGTTTTGAGATGAGAAGGAAGCAGTGTCGTCATGTTATTATATCTATTGTTGTGTTGCTTGTTACGGTTAGATCAGCTGTTACATCATTGACAAAAGTTCCAAACAATTTTGTTCCAGCTACATGTATTACTTGCTTGAGAACATCCTTGTAAATATCAAAAGGCACCTTACTTCTGATATCATATGAAAAAGTTTGATAATAATCACCATCATGTAAATATTTATCATGGCTCGCAAAACCACCTGCTGATTTGTAAAATCCCCTACCTGTGCCCTGCGATTGTGTGTGAGTTTTTACGGTTATTGCTGTGCTTGTCTGATCATTAATGGCTGTTATTATTTCATCTTCAATATAACCAATTCCCGAATCTACAATCGAGGCGTTGATAATTGTTCCATTAGCCATGGTCACGTTAGCTGTCACTATACAATTGTTACCTATGTTAAGAGTGTCTTTGTCCTCAATCACTTTTGTTAAAGTGGCTTGAACACCTGAATCTGTTCCTAAAATAGCACTACCCTCAGTAAATGTGTCAAAGAATGTAAGTCTTTTAACATGAAGAACAGATGTATTTGAGTCTTCCTTTACAATCGCACGGCCTGTTATATCCAAAGTATTTAACGAAACCGAACCAACTACTGCATTAGCATTCGTTGATAGTGTTTTTATTTGGTACGAAGTTGTAAAAGATCCTGCAACGTTGACCAACGTTAGAGATCCGCTACCACCAACTCCAATCGAAGCTGAGTACAGATAACCAGTAGCAACATTTGCAGATCCGTTGCTCTGATATACATATTCACCAGGTGTTGCAGCTTCTGTATTACCACCATAAGACGAAACAGTTAATACAGTTGCTGGAGCAAAAGATGTTTGTTCGACAATTTCCCCTACAGTAAAGTTTCGAGGAGCCCCTGTCACTTCAAATATCCAGTCTCTTTTATCATAACCACCAGTTTTATTGTCATATATTTTAATAAATGGAGGTTTAGTATAGTTTTCACCACCGTCTAAACTGACGAGCGATTCAACAGACCCTATTATAAAATCATCTATGTCAAAACAATCGAGAAGTATTGCATCCTTATCACCACCAGGATATTTCCAAAAACCGTATCCCGGAAGAGGACCACGCAAATAATGTCCAGACTCATTCGTCAAACTAGCGGTCAAATCAATATTTGCCCCACCTAACGTGTTTGAAAGTTTGATTGAAGAACTATTAGCAAAACTAATATAATATGATGTATTAGCTATTAATCCCCCAACAGCTGTGTTACCAGACGCTACAACATATGTAACAGCAGCACCATATGAAAAATTGCTATTTGCCGACGGAATCGAAATTGTGTCACCTACAGAACTTACATCAGAAAGAGCATTGAATGAAGTGCAGGCAACACCAATTGGATATGCTGTATTTGAATTCAAAGCATCTAAAGTCATGTCCATGAAAGCAACGTTGCCAACATTCCTGTCTTTTAAAAATGTATAGTCGAGACGAACGCTTTCAGGATTACCTATATCACCTACATTAAATTGTGCTCCTGACCCCAAACCAATGTCTGTAATGTAAGAAATATAACCAAATTTCTTCATCACAACACCGTTAGCGGTATTTCTAATATAAGGTGTAGTAATCGTTAATGAAGTGTTGCTCGTTATTGTATTGATGTGATATCTAATTGTGTCTATTACAACAATATCACCGTTAGCTAATTCTCTATCAAACTCGGTGCCGTTTCCAGTTATCGATGTACTGTTATAAACTACGTTAACATTACCAAATAAAGATATCGGAGAACCGTGAATGTAATTTCCAGGGTATGCTTCATAATTGCTGTGTACGTTTATAACCCCGAGAGAAGTTGTGTTTGTTCCTATACAATTTCCTGTGGCTGTAGAATCTGTGTACACATCAATAACAGCTTGAACTGTATTACCAGACTTGTAAATCAATCCAGCTGAACCATTAGCAACATTACCTGAATGTGTCGAGACAAGTATTATTCCGTTGGTTGCACCAGGGCCCGATGTATCTACGTTGATAATTGTTCCGTTGCCTGCAAGCCAATTGTTAGCATAAAAACCATTAACAACATCACCAACATTGAACGTTCCCGTGGCTGTGTTAAATTCAATTGTGGCTAGCGGTTGACTTATAGTATCAAATATTTTAAAATTTGATGCGGGTGCTGTTTGTAAAACATCCATCGTTTTTTGTGACACTAACACTGCAGCAGTATTTGTGAATCCAAATCCGGACTCTACAAGAATAAATTTAACAATACCGGTTTCTGTTGAAATTTGCGATACTCTTAAAATACCTCCGCTACCTCGACCAGACACAATTCTTAGCTCATCACCAACACTAAAATTTTCACCGCCAGTTATCACATCAACACTAGTGAGCGATCCTAAAATCAACGGACTTCCTTCAATTATAGGATCAGACTGTATCGTCATTACCTCACCCGCAACAAAATTTCCTTGTACACCACTAAGATAAACAACGCTTATATGCCTACCTTGCGAACGTTTTGTGGTTATTGCTTCAACGAATGCAGTAGCTTGAGAGCTAGATCCAACAATTGTTTTGCCAACAAAAATTCCAAGGTCCCTACTATTTTTTTTAACTTCGAGATAAACAGGTTTGTACCAACTACCGTCCGATAGTTTGAAAAGATCCTGTTTAGGATAATAAAGTGTGGGTGTTGCGTTGTAAATCGATCGAAAAAATATTTCATAACTTCTTTCAGATCCTTTCGATCTGTAGAAATCCATGATGTGTTTTACAAGAAATCTAGCATCTTCAACAGCAAGTTCATAGGGAAAATATTTTAGATATTTTTCTTTAAAATGAACAATGAAGCTGTCAATCGTTTTATCAACATCTCTGTACTCTAACAGGTTGCGTGAATAAAATAGAGGATTACCTGTTTGTTCAAGATACTTGTAATATTGTTTTACAAATTCAACAAAACTCGGTCCTTGCTCTTCATAGAACGATGGAAATTGATTCTTAACAAAGAAGGAAATTGTATCTTCAATGTTTCTCATTACTCACGTACTCTCTCAACATCGATTGATATGTCTTGTTCAGCTATCGTTAGCAAAATATTTTTTCTACAAAATATGTCTTTGTTTCGAGTAACAGCATAAAACTTAATTAATCCTCCAGGTGCATTTTGAGGATTGAAATTTGTAATTGTTGCTACACCAGTATCGTAATTGATTGAACCAATGTTTTTGACAACAACTGTAGAATTCCCAATCTTCGTCACAATATTTAAAAGACCTACACTGTCTTTGATATAACAAGTTTTTCCATTGTATGTGAAAGGTGAGGAATCGAATGTATGTTCTGCAAATGACGAATAAGTGTCACCAGTTGTATAGTATTCTGTAGATAGAGGAATATCAAAATTAATAGTGTAATTAGCAATAGTACCAAAATCTAATGTAGGAGCTGATAAAATTTTAACAGCTTTAATTGTTGTTTCATTACCAACAATTGACGTATCGGCTTCATCAATCGCTTTGCATAAATGACTATACCTTAACGTTGACTCAAAGTCATTGATGTTTGTTATGTTGAAATCGTTAATCGCAGCTTGGACGTTTGTTTGTATTTCTTCAGGCGTTTTTTGTGTAACGTTTACGTTGTAACGAACCAACGTATATACTTGAACATACATGAAATCGGGGTTTACAAAAACAGGCGTGATTGTCAAAGGAGTTTTTGTTTTTATAAAATCATTGTAAACACTTCTGTTTTTATCCGGTAAACCATCAGCACCTTGAATATCAACCGCTATGAATACTTTTCCGTATTGTGGAGGATCTTGATCTTCACCCCCATAGACATTAATTGCTTGAATTTCAGGAAACTGAACACGTAGAAGTGTTTTATAATCGTTCGCTGTCACAGCACGTTCTTGTGTAGCAACAGCACGCGGAGCATTGTAACGTATCGATTCAATCGACTCAACAACAGAACCACTAGCTGCCGCTGATACAGTTGTTACGCTGATATTATCATGCCCGTCTATCGCTCCATCAGCAACAAACGTTGAAGCACCGTTAGGTAGCTCACCACTCGAAATTCGATATTGAACTACTAAAGCAGAATTGTTCTTTGGTTTTCTTCCAAATATATCATCTCCAAACACGATTTCATATTGTTGATTTTCAGCTGGTTGTATGAAGTAGATAGTGGATTTGTTTGTTACACCGAACAATGATGATGCCTTCGAGTACGAAAGAATTGATGATCCACTATCTTCTACCACAGTGACTGATATACTCGATATATCTATTGTTGGATTCGATAGAACAAATCTTTGATTGGTTTGCTCAGCACTGAAAACAAACGTATCTGTTACATATGATCCTTCATACAACAACACATCTTTTGCACGATAAGTTGCATCATCATCTGGTGTATTAATTACTATATTTTCATTCGTGACGAACGAAAAGATTGAAGATCCTACACGAGATGTAAAACTCGTACCACGAGGAATTAAAACCGAAGAAACGGATTGTGATGGTGTTATGGCAATGTCCACTGTCGCACGAGCTGATGTATATGACCGGGGAAGATAATTCAATTCTTTTGCATGGGAAACAATACTATCTCTCAATTGGGCTGAATCAAGAAACATTTCACTAGCTACCATGTTTGTGTAAAACGAGTTTAGATATGTATTGTATGACAGCAAGTCAATTAACACGCTCATATTAGATCCTTCAAAATTATAATCTTTGAAGGATGAGTTATTTTTTAGATAATTCTTAAGATTTGATTTTAACGTCTCAAAATCCAAACCAATAAGATTAATATTCGTGCTTGATGACATTATCTTACCCTAGTTAAAATTAGATCGAGTGTCTGCGGATCAATACTATTTATCGTTGAAAAAGTAATAGTAACCGCAAATGCATTGAGATCAGGTTCACCTGAAACACTGACATCAATCAATTTTGCTCTTGGTTCAAAATTGCTTATAGCAAGCTCAATAAACGACTTGATTGATGCCTCAGTGCTGCTATCGAAATTTTCGAACAACATTTTTCGAACATCGCATCCAAAATCCTTGTTAAAAAATCTCTCTCCGCGATTTGTCAAAACAATGTTTCTTATTGAATTTTTCACTGCATCGACATTATCAACAGCACCTATATCACGAAATCCAAAATTGGGCTTAAACAAAGTATCGATGTCACTAAAATAAATTGGTTGTTTTTTTAATGGTGTGAAAGTATCTCTTTTAAGTACTAAAGCCACCTTATTCTCCTGGTTGTTTGATTATTTTGAAACCATGTTTATATTCGGCGCTTTGAATGTTATTTCTCCACCCGCATCTACAGTGTACGTACCATCAACTTTGATATTAACATTGCCTTTAATATAGACTGTTTTGTTTTTTACTACAATTTCATAATCATCCCCAACAACCTTTTCAACACGTCTACCATCCGGGTCTATCTCTCTATAAGATCCTGATCTATGATAGGTGTGGAGTCGTTCTCTGCTCGGTGTGTCATCGATTTCAAAAACATGACCAGATTCCGACCTAAAAACTTTATTATATGGATATTTTGCACCATATGCTGGCTGAGGTTCAGGTCCTTCTAACTGCTTATTTAGATTGTCAATTTCTCGAGCTTGCTCTGGAACATCATGGAGTTTGATATCTTTATTGGGTATACCAAACATTGTACCCAAATACACACGTTTCTGACCAGCCGAACCATCCATGAAAAAACCAAACACGGTCGAACCAACCTCTGGTCCTACAGGAGCTAAACCTACACGATTCATTGACGAGCTGACAATCGGAAGAAGAGGAATTGCCCATGGCAAGCTGCTAGTTGGTAACTCTTCAGTGTTTTGTGTGTTGTCAGCTCCTCCTGTCAAAACTCGAATCTGTACCCGTCCTAATTTCAAAGGATCATCTCTATTTTCAACTGTTCCTAAAAACCACTTAAATCCGCCATCGTTCATACATTAAATCCCATTTTTTGTAATCTCATAGCTGTATAATGAACAGGATTTGGATTTGGTGTTATCAAATGCCTCAAACCTGTAATTAAATACGTACCCGATATCTTTGCCTCATCTCCTTTACGTCCAGTCATACCCGAATTATCTTGGGTTTTCAACTTTAACGTTTCCCCTACTGTCAGCGTCGAATCCCCATACACTAATATATCAATACTAAACGTACTAAACAATAAATTGTAGGCGATTCTGTTTCCTAACGATTGCGGTAGTAAATCACTTACTAATGAAGTATCCTGTACATTGAAAAACGTTGTTGCTTTTTTCGAAACATTTTTAAACTCAGTAAAAAATTCTTGAGTGTTGAAAGGAGTCGCAAGTTTATCCGAAGCAACTATTTGACTTGCTTTTTTTGTAAAATCAAATACTACTTTGTCTACTTTTTTTGAAATAATATCAAAATTTTCCACAACGTTAGTTACAGCCCCTTGAAGATTGTTAACGGGATTTGCAATATTATTTTTTTCAAGGACAATAATGTTTCTAAACATCCTTGCTTTTTCATTTTTATCAGAAAAAAGTGATGAATTATCATAAGTAAATTCTTTAGATCCAATATCATCTCTTTTTGTATATAACAACGATTCTATTGTCCTGAAATGAAATCCATATTGATTTTCATAAAAAACATAAGAGGAATTTGGAACTTCAGCACTAACAGCACGATTTTTTAAAAAATCAATTGCTTGAAAAGCATATAAATTTGGTATTGTTATTGGTACAAGACCTTTTGTTTTTTCAGTAAACACGTTCTTATTTGTTTTAATATATCTCCCAAGAAGCTCGGAAACAATGTCTTCAACAGGAAGCTTAAAATAAGTGTTTATTTTACCAACTGTTGCTGCTGTTATTGACTCAGAAGAAACTCCCTGTAATAGGTAAATCGATGTTTTGTCTGTTGTTTCATCTTTTTTATCTTTCATTTTAAAAACATCAAACTTGTATGTTGTTATGTCATCAACACCAAACGTCTTATATGATATTTCAATTGTTTCTTCACCATTAATCGGAAAAGTGCTCCACAAATCAATACCATCTTCAACAAGCATTTCACAAAAAACAGTAGGCGTGTAGAGATTCTCAAAAATACTTATATTTTTTAGTTGAGGAGATATGTCTAGCTGGGCTCCGTTAGCCTTGCTTTTTAACAACGCTTTGTAAAATTTTACATTACCAGGCAATACTTGTGGCATTTTAAATCAGCATGCCTTTCATCTCTAATTCAATTTGATCCAAATAAATCTTATCTAAAATATAAATTGTTTTTCTTTGGTTATTAATTTCTTCTTCATAATCAAAAGCTGATACAGGTGTCCAATACACAGTCTCGTTATCAGGAATTGCTTTTGTAATTATAGAAGAGCTTGTGATTGTTGCACTCGATGTTTGATCATAATTTGTTGTTGCTGTGTTTGCAAATGCTCCTTGAATTTTCTCTACAACAATATTTCCCGAACTTCTTGCCTTGACAATTCCGGAAGCTGAAGATCCTTGTTTAACAATCTCACCAATTTCAAAAGGCAAATTCTGATTATGATTCAACGAAACTACCATATTTGTTTCAACCATCATGTCCTTCTTGGCTCTTTCATACGATGATATATTACCCCTGAAATCAAAAATAGGTTGCCAATATTTTTTTAAAGAACCTGGTAATGATTGAAAAGCCCCCTGCGTAATAATCGATTCGTCTGGATACCAATTATTCCTAAAAAACACAACAGTATCCATAGCCTTTTGCACTGATTGATATTTCGATTTTATAAATTCATGCATTTCATCTTCCCACAACGGCCACTCGAAATAAGGATCAATAATTTGATTAGCAAAATAAATTAACCATGCAAAGTTAGAATCTTCATAATAATTTTCTGCTATTGTATCAGGTCTTTCGCCTTCAATCAACGTATAGGGAAAAAACACTGATGATTTATCCCTTACCTTGCTGTCTATCTTCATTCTTTTCATAATGTCTGTAACAAGCACACCAGAATAAGATGCTGTTGGAAAATTTTTAAAATATGAAGATGCCATGATTGTTTAGATATTTATTGTAGAATTTGATTTTTTATTTTTTTTCATATTCTTCAACTGTCTTTCTCGTGAACATGTCCATTTCTGAAAAATTCAAAGTTAATTCAACACCTACAGGATCTCCTTGACCGCCCTTGAAAAACGCAGGACCGTTTGGAGCATAATTCACACTCATAGATTCGAGAACGCACTTGAGAATAGGAAATGGACTTTTTGGGTATATTTTGATTTCCACTTGATCAGGATAACCCAAAAAATGTGTTTGTATTACAGGAGGAAGCATTCGTTTTCTTAACTCACTTATAATTTTTTTTAACTCCGCACTGTCTTTAGCATCTGCAGGATATAATTTAAACGAAAAAGAATGGTTTCTAAAACTCACACTATCGAATATTACAGCCATGTGTGGGTTTAAAGCAGCTCCTAATTCTTTAGATATTGCTGATCCTATAGGACCAAGCGCATTCATAGCAACAGTACCTGCCAAACCAGCAACAAGGTCTTTGCCTTCACTCTTACCAAATTCGGCTATAGTCTTATATAAATCTGCTCCCGCTTTTTCCGCTGCCCCTGGGTTTTTCACAGAAGGATTTTTAGCCAGGTAGGCTTCGGTTAACTTTCCTGCAGCATCGCCTAATATACCAAGACTTTCTTTTTTGTAGTTAGCTTGATACTGCTCAGTAAGCGTTGGTGACATCGGAAGGTGGATGGTTATTGGATTTGTTTGTGTTCGCGGAAATAATGCACTATTGGCTTTAAATTGTGTAAATGTTAATGATATAAAATGCTCGCCCAAATCACTAGGAAATCTTAACGCTCCCTCATATTTTTTTGATTGTGTTTCAGTAGGTTGTTCCGACGATGATTGTAAACTATTCGGTAGCAGTCCTTTATATATTGATTCTGGTCGTAACGTTTTAACAACCTGTGTTGCTGCTCCTGGGAGCGATGCCACAGATAGATTACCAGCAAGCTGTAATGATTTATTCAAAGCTCCAGCGGCTGCTGTTAATGATGTCCCAAAACTATTAATACCGCTCGATATCGATCCCAGAGCACCTGTAACAGCCCCTGTTGCCTCTTGAGCAATCGAATTTAATTTATCCGATACGGTTGTCGGAATAGAATTAAGAATTGAGATATCTGGCATAAATATTCCTATATTTGTTTCATCTATTTATAACAGTTTCAAAAATAAGACCGTGAGCCACAAAGGTTTCTTTAAACCCAGAAATCCTCAGAAATACAAAGGGGATCCTACAAACATCGTGTACAGATCCTCGTGGGAATGTAAAATGATGTCTTATGTTGATCAGCATCCTGATATAATTCAATGGGGAAGTGAAGAATTTTCTATTCCTTATGTTTCACCAATAGATGGCAAAATACACAGATATTTTCCTGATTTTTGGATAAAGAAGAAAGATAACCAAGTGATTGTTGTAGAAATAAAACCAAACAGTCAAACTAAACCACCTAAACCACAGAAAAAAATAACAAAAAGATACGTAACCGAAGTAAGAACCTGGGGGATAAACAGTGCTAAATGGAAAGCTGCCAAATCATACTGCGACGATAGAAAGTGGAAGTTTATTATTATGGACGAATACAATCTTGGAATTGTAAATGGCTAATCTATTTTCTACTATATTATCGGAAGCTGTGGAAAAAGGAGTATTATCTGCTAAAACTGATGATGCGAGGAAGTGGTTCCGTGAAAAAGCACAAGAGATTGTTGTTAAAAATCAACCTGCAGTAATTAGATCTACACCAATACAAACAACAAAGACTTATCCAGGATTTTTATACATGTTTTCGTACATAGCAAAAACACAAAATGAATTACCATATTATGACCGATTTCCTGTAGTATTTCCTTTCAGAAGAACTAAAGAAGGTTTTTACGGATTAAATATGCATTATATACCTCTAAATTACAGAGCTATATTAATGGACAATCTGTACAAATTAATCACTGATAAAAATTATAACGAAAAAACAAGACTTCGTTTAACATATAATTTTCTCGATAGTTCCAGCAAATATAGATTTTTTCGACCATGTGTCAAACAGTATCTAAATAGTCATGTTCGAACACGGTTTGCATTGGTGCCAGCAAATCAATGGGATATTGCTTTATTTTTACCACTAGAAAAATTTGTAAAATCGAGTGGTGGTATGATACCAACCCAAAAAGTACACAGAGATTCAATAATTCAAATTCGAAAAGGAAGATAATAGTGGCAAAATTAATAAACACCGCTGCGAATGTTCTCGGTGCAGCCGCAGCTGGTGCTTCGTTTTTAAATAGTTTGAACTCACCATCGCCAAGCAATTCAAAATTAACAAAATTTTATGCATCGTTAAGAAAACAAGGTATAGCAAAAACAAATCGTTTCGATGTAATGTTTGGCATACCTTCAATGTTAACTTCGTTATATGAATCAGGCAAAACAAAGGAAATGCTACAGCTAAGATGTGATAGTGCTACTGTTCCTGGTGTTACTGTAGCAACAGCAGATGTTCGACGATATGGTTTTGGTTTAAGTGAGAAAATACCAACCGGTGCTGCAATGTCTGATTTTACCTGCTCGTTTATAGCAGATGACGAAGGATTGATTTATAAATTTTT